TCATGCGGTTGTACTCGCCGCCGCCCAGCATCAGGTAGCCGAATGAGTCCCCGATGTGCGAATGCTCGTTCTTGTTGGGTGCGTCTCTGAATCGTTCCTGTCCCGCACCAACTGCGACACGCTTGAAGTGATACCCGCCTCCCAGGGACTTCCGTAGCATCTTGCAGGAGCGATTGACGATCAGGCCAGGCTTACCCAGTATCAGCCTTTGCATCGGCGCTGCAGCGGCTTCTCGTCGGACCTTGAAGTCATTCGATGCTGTCGGCTGCGCTCGTAGCCCCAGCGTTCGCAAGAACTCGAAGCTGGTCACCTCATAGATCGCATCTCGCGCCATGCCTGCAGGATCGCCCCACAGCAGCACCTGATGATTCGGGAAGCGCTGATTGAGTTCAGCCAGCAGCTGCAGCCCAAAGCGCTCGAGTCCCATGTCGAAGGTCACGATCTCATGATGGATCACCCATCGGCCATTACCGAGCCTCTGCCCGATAGTCGCTGCAGGCGTAAGACCAAAGTCCAGACCGATCTGAATCGGGGCAGACGGGTCAACCTCAGTCTCGCCGCTCATGGTGTTGTCGTCGTACTCTGGCCAGACTGGTCTACCCTCTTGGACGTAGGTGTACGCACCCGCGGCATAGCACCTGATCCAGTCGAGATTCTTACCCGGCAGCATGGCCTGGTAGTAGCCCCCCGGCAGGTTGTTGATGTTTTCGGCTTTGGGATTGATCTTCCACCACTTGCCTCCTGCCAGGACATGATCGTTGGCCTCGGGGTTGTCGGGCAGATCATCCGCGGGAACCTCGACGACACCGCCTGGCTGCTTCCAGAACTTCCAGCCTTTCGGCTTTTCCTTCTCGGCCATGTTGTGCCACCAATGGTCATCATCCATCGGGTTCGTATCCATCCAGATCCCGCGCCAGGTGGCCCCGCCATCGCGCTTAGTGGGATACCTGCCTATGCGGTGCGTCAGCCCGTCTATGACCGCTTTGGGCAGCTCTCTGGCCTCGTTGACCCATGCGCCTGTCAGCTCGAGCGAGAGCAGCTTCCTGACGTCTTTGGGCTGGTCCAGCGCCAGGAAGATCACCTCGCAGTCGATGCCTGCCGCTTCACCGCGGGCAGGTAGCCTGATGTGGTGTGTGATGGGTGGCGTCCAGAGCATGGGACCGAATGTGGACTCAGGGAACAGATCCAGCCAGGTCTTGATGGTGGTGGTCTTCAGCATGGGGTAGCTGTTCCGCACCACCGCCCAGCGCGAGTATCGGATGTTGTCGATTGGCGAGGGTTTCTGCTGGACAGCCCGGATGAATATCTTGGCAGCACAGGCGTATGACTTCCCGCTGCCGACCGGCCCCATGACACCACCGACGAATGATCGGTCCTGCACGAAGTCGAAGACGACAGGGGACTCGCTGAAGTCGAGATTCAGCCCGCCAGCACCGACTTGCTTTGCGCTTTGCTCTTTCGTTCTCATCGCCTGGCAATGCCTCCATCTGGATCAATCGGTGTGAACATACTCATGTCGATGCTGTCTTCGGGTATCTCGTAGCTGCCGAATGTCTCACCGCACCCGAGGCACACTCTGCGCCGCCAGGTGAACCCGTAGCGGGTGTCCATGCGGGTTTCCTTCACATCGCTTCCAGTACCCTTCTGGCAAGAGCAACTCGGGTGATCAAGTCGTTTCATTCTTTTCCTTCAACTCCTCAATCGCCCGCCACGCCGGTCGCCACACCTCGCAATCGAGGCAAGTCGGATCGCCGCAATCTGGCTCGACATGAATGAGCAGCCTCTCGATGATCTTTACCAACTGCCCGACGATATGCTCATGCTCCGTCACCGTCATGCAGGGGATGCCGTCGATGATGCGCGTAAACTTGACTTTCATCTCAATCCCCCAGCAATGCACCATTGGTCAAACGATTATTCGCACAGTCCATATATAGATGAGCAAGCCGGGCCTTCTTCCATTCGCAGGAAGTCGTATTGCTTGCCGCCTCTGCTGGTCTTAGCCCACTCGACCATGACTTGAATCCCGTGATTGTCATGGCTGATGTCTTTATATCGAGCGGCTGGATCGTCTTGCACGGCAGCGAAAAAAGTTGACATGCCGCGCTTGCTTGCTTCGGCAACCATTCGCTCCCAGTTAGCGACCCGCTCAATCTCCTCTGGAAACCTGCGGCTGATCTCAAGCAACTCGTCTTTGCGAGCGTGTATGCAAGGCATACACCCAACCCGGCCCATTCCCTGCTCGTAGAGTGGGTTGTGCTTGATGCCATGCTTACGATGCATCGCAAAGCAGTCCTCTGCTGTCCACTTCAGGATTGGCCGATAGTTCCAGAGTCCACCACCAACCTCGTCCAGTTCTGGCAGATCGCGCCTTGCAAGGCTCTCGTCTGCTCTGACACCTTGCCATGACCAGATCTCATTTCCAGCGTCAAGCAACTCTAGTTGCGCCTCCACAATCGGGTTGCGCTTCAACTCCTCGCTGCAAAACCGAGCTTTAGTTGAAGGAAACCGACCTTTCCATAAACACAGATCCAAGAACGGATTCCCGGTCGGAACAAGTGCATTAAGAGCCATCAAAACACGTTCTTCTGGAACCCCTTGTTCGCGCCATTTCGTAGCGACAAACTCACGCCTTCTTGCAATCTGAGCAGAGAAATCAGCCTTGATCACCCTGATCGGCAAGACTTTGTTTGAAAGGTAGTCGATGTAATCATAGGTCTGCTGGTGTTCATGACCTGTATCAGCAAACCATGCTTGAAGGTTTTCTGCCTGTCGCTCTATCGCCAGCAGCAATAACGCTGTACTGTCTTTCCCACCCGAGACGCTGACGATATTAATTCTGTTCGTCATTCCTCTCCCCTCGGTGCAACCACATTCACATCGATCACACTCGGCTTATCCCCGTCACCCTCCGGCGCATCCAGCAAGCCACTCGCCTTCGCCAGGATCCGCAACACCGCGACCTTGTCGTACAACTCCACCTCGAGCGTCTGCCGACCATCCTTCCCCTTCGTCACCTTGATGTTCTTGATCGCCAGCAACGCATGATCAGGAATCCGACTGGCAGGCTTTACCTTCACATTCCCGTCCTCATCCCACGACAAAATGTCCGTGATCTGAGCACTCGCCATCGCTAGCATCTGATACGCAATCGCCTCACGATTCATCGTGATCGTCACCGACCGCTCCAGCTTGCGCTGAATCGACGCTACCCCGCTCCACCCACCCAGCTCACTCGGACCCCTCGTCGCCATCTCTCACCCCTCAAAACGGAATGTCTTCATCACCACCAGGTTTCTGATACCCGTTCGACTTCTCAACCTCATGCCGACTCACCGCACCAGGACCAACCTCCCTCCCGATCCTCAACGATAACCACCGACCCCTCGCACCAACCCTCTCCTTCACATCAACCCAATGCACCACACCTCCAGGCAACATCACCTTCCCACGAAAGTCAGGATGCCACTCCTCACTCTTCCTCTCATTCGCAAACAACGATCCCTGACCCTCTCTCATCTCATACGACATCATCAATCTCCTTGAACTTTGCGTAAACGCATTTCAGCCCCGATCACACCCCAAGGCTACCTCGATACCAACCACACCCTGATCGTCGCTGTTTCGCCTTTCGGCAACTGCTCCAATCGGCATCAACGATCCAACCCAAAACCCCGCAGCGTTCTTCGCCATCCCACGCGCCATCATCCCCACTTCATCCAAGCACCTCCTCGCATCCATCGCACCCACTCGATGCCGGTCAAACGCAGCCACCGAATTGAAGTACACCCCACACCCTCGACATTGATTCCGATCACCACTCAGCTTCATCACTCACCCCTGAAAAAAGAGAAGAAAATTTTTGGGAGGTCCCCACACGCTACCGGGTGACCGGGGGGGGCAAGGGTCGCCTCCCTCGCCGCCGCCCTCTCGCCGCCTGGCCCCCGCCTCTCGAGCGCATCGCAGCTTCGCTGCTGGCTGGCGCTGGACACGCTGCACCCCCCCTGCCTGTCCAAAACCAAACGTCCGATTGGGTTTTGACACGGATCGATTACAGGCTCTACAACGCGCTGGAAGCACATCAGGCTATGTCGCCCTTACCCGGCACCTGATCGTGCGCTGTAGGCGATTCTGACGCGATCTCGGGGCATTGCCGCAGCAGGTCGGCGACCGATTCAGCGATCAGCGCCTCGGATGGCATCGGCAACCCCTCCGCCAGGTAGCGCTCGATCACCACC